GTGAAAGTGATGTAACTGAGAAAGACTTAGAGAAGCTATTAGCTGAATTAGCTCAGCAGCTTGAAATGAATTTGTAATTTTTTCCACTAACTAATATAACACAATGAACATGATTCAAGACATTTTAAAGAAGTTCGCTCCGCAGCTTGCAAAGCATGGAGTAAAGCTATCAGTAGAAGAGACTGCACCGGAAGCTACTAAGGTAGAGATGATGGCAGAAGGCGCTTTAGCTGATGGTACTATGATCTACTCAAATGCTGATGCATTTGCTGAAGGAGTAGAAGTATTCGTAATGGATGCCGATGGCAATCCTATACCTCTTGCTGATGGTGAATACACAATGGATAACGGTATGACTATCGTTGTTGCTGCAGGGATAATCGAGTCAATGTCTGAGGCTATTACTGAGGAGCCTACTGTAGAGATTGAAGTAGAGCAAGAAGTAGCTGAGACTTACTCTAAAGAGCAAGTAGAAGGCTTATTGAATAACATCATTACTGAATTTGAAGCTAAGCTAAGCGCTGCTGAAGCAAAGATTACTGAGCTTAGTAAAGCACCGGCAGCAACTACTGTAAAGCAGTCGCGCCAAGCTACACCTCAAGCACCTTTAAACATTACAGCAATGAGTAACATCGAAGATAGAACTCGTGCTATAGTAGCAAGATACAAAAACAACTAAAAACAAAAACAAAAAAACAAAAACATGGCTGATAACTTGACCATCACCTCAACCTACGCTGGCGAATTAGCGCTACCGTACATTGCTGCAGCAGTTCTTTCAGGAGATACTATTGCAAACAATTACATCACTGTTAAAGAGAACGTAAAGTACAAAGCTGTACTTAAGATTCTTGCTTCTACAGGATTAGTTAAAGCTGCTACTTGCGACTTTGACAACTCTACTTCTACCTTAGCTTTAACTGAGAAGGTATTAACGGTTACTGACCTTATGGTTAATATCCAACTTTGCAAGGCTGAATTTACAAAAGATTGGGAAGCTTCTCAAACAGGTCGTGGCTTTATCAATGATGTAGTTCCTGCTAACTTCTCTGATTTCTTAATCTCTCACTTGGCTGCTAAAGTAGCACAAGAGATAGAGTGCAATATTTGGAAAGGTAACTGGCCATCTTCAGGATTCACAGGATTCAACGGTTTACAATACTTAATCGATGCCGGCAAAGGTGGTACACCTGATGTTGACTTTACAACTTCTTTGGATGCTACTAACGTGATTGCTAAATTGCAGTTATGTACAGACGCTTTGCCTGCTACATTGGTAGGAAGCCCTGACCTTAAGATCTACGTTAACCGTAAGACTGCACAGTTATATCGTCAAGCTTTGGCTACTTCAGGTTACCTTCAGACTTTCCAAGGAACTGCTCAATTCCCACTAACCTTCAACGGGTACGATGTGTATGTTTGCCCAGGTATCTCTGATTCAGTAGTTATCTTAGCTACACCTGAGAACTTAGTGTTCGGAACTGATTTGAATTCAGATTTCAACGAGGTGAAAGTAGTAGATATGAGCTTTACTGATGCATCTGACAACGTGAGAATGGCTATGCGCTTCCGCGCTGGTGTTCAGTACGCTGTACTTGGTGATATCGTTATCGGATTTGATAACTAAATAATACTCCTTTGTTAAAAGAGTGGGTTAGCTAATAGCTGCCCATTCTTTGCAAAGAATATTTAACTAAAAATAAAAAATAACTATGAGCTGTCTAACTACCGCTGGCATATTGATTGCATGTAAGGAAGCAATCGGAGGCATTAAAGCCATCTACTTAGGAGATTACGCTACATTTGCGAACACTGCTACTATTAACGGAGGAACTAACTTAGTTACTGCTCTTAATACAGGAAGTGTGTACGAATTTGAGCTACCTAAGCACACAGGATCATTCACAGAAGAGGCTGCTATCAGCATCGAGAATGGCACTGTATATTACACACAAACTGTTGTAGCTATGTTTCACGGAATGACTGCTGCACGTTCACTACAACTACAAAACATTTCTAAAGGTCGCAACGTATTATTCGTACGGGATAACAACGACAATATTTGGATGTGTGGCTATAAGGATGGCGTAGAGGTTACTGCCTTTACTACAGCTTCAGGAACAGCTAAGGGAGATATGGTAGGATATACTATCACTTTCACAGGTGAGGAGAAAGATAAGGCATATTTGTTAGATCAGGATGCAGGAGATGTTCCATTCCAAGACTTCCCTACAGTTACTGTAGTTCAAGCTACATTGTAAGTAAAATTGTGCTATATTTAAAGCATGATTTACTTACTGAAAAATACAGCAGCACAGCTCCTCTACCTTAGTCTTAAGGAAGGGGAGCTTTTGCTTGCTAATACCTACACGCATTACTTGTTAGAACTAACTAACGAGCAGACACTTGAGAAGCTTTATGCTATCCCTACTCAGATAGCGCAGAATGATAGGTATACTACCATTCAGATTGGCACCAATGCCAACACACCAACAGCTGCGAGCCTACTAATTAACTACCCAGCACGATTTAGCTATATTGTTTATGGGCAAAATAGCAGCAGTAACTTAGATCCTACAGATGCTGTTGTAGAAGGGGTAATACAGATTGGTTATTTAATAGTAGAAGATATAACTACTCCCCGATTTACAGAGCCTAACCTAACCATAGATTCAGACATTGCATACAATGGATAAAATTAAACACGCGGCACCTATGTTAGTTAATCTTGGCGCAGCAATGCCTCAGGAAGCTAACGAGAAAGAGACTCCTAAGGGATGGGTAACATTAGGTGAGGCTAACTCTTTCCCTAATTACTTAATAGATTTATACTACAGCTCACCGGTGCATTCAGCTTTGACTATGTCAATAGCTTTCATGATAGCAGGCAAAGAGATTAAGAGTAATAATCCTGCAGCACAAAGAGAGATAGATAGACTTAAACTAAATAGCATTAGAAGGCCTGTAGCATTGGATGCTAAGATGCAGGGAGGATATTACTTAGAAATTATTTGGAGCGTAGATAGAAATAGCATAGCAAAGATTAATGAATTGCCTTATGAGAATTGCCGTTTGGCCGTTGCTAATGATGAAGATGTTATACCTGGCATTTATTATTCTAAAGATTGGAATGATATGCGTAAGAAGAAGAACATCCCGGTATTTATCCCGATGTATAATCCTACTTCAAAAGCAGATGAACCTTCTCAGGTCCTATTTATTGGAGTGATGACACCAGGTAGCGCATACTATCCGAAGCCTGATTACTACAGTGCTATCAATTACATAGAAATTACAAGAGAGATAAGCGAATTTTATAGAGCTTTCTTAAGTAATGGTATGGCACCTTCTTACATGCTGCACTTTAACAATGGCATCCCTGATCCTGAGGAGCAATTAGCTATTAGAAGGAACTGGGAAACAATGGTAGGTGCACGAAAAGCAGGTAAGGTAGTATTCACATTTAATGAATCATCAGATAGAGCACCTCGTTTAGACTTAGTGCCTATGACTGATGCAGATAAGCAATGGCAAGAGTTAAGCACTCAGTCAAGAGAGAATATCTTAGCAGCTCATAGAGTTACTTCACCTCTGCTATTTGGTATTAGAGACTCAGGAGGATTAGGTAGCAATGCCGATGAGATGAAGAACGCTTACCGCATCTTTAACAAAAACATTATTGAGCCATATCAAAAAATTATAACAGATAGCTTTGAAGAGATATTTAAGGGTATGGGGATTGTGGCTGATATTTATATTGAGTCTAATGATATTTTCGGGGATGAAATCACTGCTCCAACTGTTGCACAATCTGCAACAACTCAACTTTCCGAAGAAAAAAAAAAGATTAATTTAGAGCCACAAGAGAAGCCACCAATCTTTACAGATGAAGATGAGACGTGGTGGTGCGAATTCTTAGAAGATAAGGGAGAGATAGTAGATGAGGAGGAGTGGGAACTTATAGAAGCTGAGCCTGTTAATCTTGCATCAGTTAGAAGCTACTCTGATCCTGATAAGCCTTCTGAAATGGATAGTGGCTTGTACAAAGTTCGTTATGCTTACACAAAAAATACAAGCGCACAAAGTAGAAGATTCTGCAGACAAATGGCTAACGCTGCACAAAATGGTTATGTATACCGTTACGAAGATTTGCAAGCCATGGAGCCTGATACAAATACTTTAAATAAAGGCTTGGCGCAAAGAGGCAGCACTACCTATTCAGTATGGCTTTATAAAGGTGGAGTAAATTGCAAGCATAATTTTGAGCGCAGAGTTTATTTTCGTAAAAGAGAGAAAGGAAGATTTGTAAAAGATAATGGCTTAGAATCATCTGATCCTATTTCAGTAGCAAAAGCTATACGTGCAGGTATGCCTTTAAAAGATATAGCTAAAGACTTTGCTACAGCTAATACTCGCCCATTTGATATGCCTGATCAGGGCAGAGTTAATCCAATCTAATTAAACACTAAACAACCATGGCAATAGCACCCGAAATACTTTTTATTAACGAGGAATTCTTAAAGAAATACACTCAGCTAAATGAGGCTGTAGATACTAACCTTATTCGCCCTGCAATTTACTTAGCGCAGGATAAGTACATAACTCTTTGGCTTGGCACTAACTTAACCAACAAGATTAAGAATGAGATAAGCGCAGGCACGTTAGCTGGCGTTTATGAGACTCTATTAAATGAATACATAGTTAAGCCTACAGCTTGGTGGACCATGGTAGAATTGTATCCTATGCTAATGTATAAGCATGATAACGGCAACTTAGTTACTCGCCAATCTGAGAACACTACAGCCATTACTCAAGGTGAGCTGTCATCTTTAAGAGATATGGCACGTGAGAATGCTAACTACTACACTCAAAGATTAGTAGATTACCTTTGTGCCAATAACTCAGACTATCCTGAATACAGCAATAACACAAGCCCTAATATTACACCCATTCGCGTAGTAAACAGGCAGAGTCAAATATCTTTTAGCAGAAGTATGAATAATATGGAGAGTCCATGGAGCAGATTTAACGTGCGAGACTTTACAAACTAAGAATGAAATTAACAAAGGAAGAGCAAACAAGAAAAGACTATGAGAAAAAGCTCAAGGTCTATTTAACTAAACGAGATAAAGAACTTAGAAAGAATGAAAGCACTAACAATAGAAGAGCTTAAAGCTCAATTCATAGAGCTTGGCTATAAGTGGCCATCAATTCACGTGGTAGGAATACGTAGCAAAGCTAATGAGCCTAATAAATTTGATGATCTAATAGGATTGGTGCAGGGCAATGAAGTTAAGTGGTACACTGCTTCCACTAATCCAGGTGCTTTTTGGCTTAATAATCCTATGAATAAGCTTGGAACTGCTGTACTTAAGGTAGGGCAATACATAGATACTTATGTTATCGGATTGCATCAGGGCAAATACACAGCATTAAAGCAAGCAAAGAAAGTTACAGTGTATAGAGATGCCGATAAAGATAACATAGCTGAGGAGCAAGGTAAAGAGGAAACAGGCTTATTTGGAATTAACATTCACAGAGCTAATGAATCTACTGAATCTAAGAATGTAGATAAGTGGAGTGCGGGCTGTCAAGTGCTGAATAGTCCTAAAGATTTCAAAGAGCTTATTCAAGCATGCATTAAGAGTGGTAAGAAGTCATTTACCTACACACTACTAAAAGAGTCATGAGTAATCATCAGCAACAAGTAGCAGAGGGAGTAACAGGAGCAGTAAGTAGCATCTTGTTATCAGTGCCAGCATGGATGGTAGATGTAGAATTTGCATTAAAGATATTTTGCTTAATCTTATCAGCAGCAGCATCTATCTTTACCATCTACAAGATGCGTAAGAAGAGAT